TCAAATCCCCGCAGCGTCCACGTCGAGCGCGGCCGACGCCTTGCTGTACTCGCCGCCCTGCGGTGACTGGAAGTCCGCAACGGAACCGCTGGCGTTGCCGAGGAACGCGATCCAGGCGGTGAGCAGCGCCCGGCCATCGGCCTTGAGCTGGCCGTCGGGCAGGCCGTCGGCGAACGCCTTGAACGCCTCGACGCCCTTCCCTTGCGCCTCGGTCTTGCAGGCGACGAACTGCTTGGCGGCGTTTCCTGCAGCGTCACTGCGCATCGTGTAGTCGGGCGTCGCGCCGTAGTTGCGCCGGGCCTGCGCGTCGGCCATGCGCCCTAACTTCTGGTCGAGCTGGGCCAGCCGGTAGGCGCCGGCGCACGTCTGGTATGCCTGCGCGAGGGCGCCCTTGAACGTGCTGACGCGGGCGGCGTCGGCTGACTGGGCGCTGGCGGCCAGCGTGACCACGCAGAGTGCGGCGGCGGCAAGGATTCGGTGCATGGCGGTCCCTCCGTGACAGGTTCAGGGGGCATTGTACGCCTGGCCATCAGTAGTCGGTGACGTCCACGGCCAGCAGGCAGCTATTGTTCGGCGACGTTTCTGTGCCCGGCGAACTTGTGACGGTGTACTGCAAGCACACGCCAACCATGGTGACCGTCGTGCCGCTGATGCGCGCACCGAAGCGCAACACGTAGTACGCCCACGTCCCCGGGCCGGCGTTCTGCACGTCGGCGTAGAATCCGCCATGAATGACGCAGGCGCACGTCCTGCCGCTGGGCGTGCTGATCGTACTGCCCAGCGTAGGGGTGACGAGTTGGCCGACGACGCGCATCGGCTTCTGCAGTGCGTCGAACACCAGTTGCCCCGAATCGTTCCACACCTGCAAACCGTAGCTGGCGCCTGCCGCCGCTGGCTCGCCAAACACGTAGACGTCCACGGTTGTGCCGATCGGGCCTTGCACCGCGATCTGGAAATCATGCGTGCTTGGCGAGTTGTAATACACCGTCGCGCCATAGCTGCACCGCACCGCGATGACGGCATTTGCCACCGAGCCGTAATTCGCCACGCTCGTGAGCGACCCGGTAAACATGCCGCCGCCAAACGCCGACGTCGTGGTGAGCGTCGTCTTGTAGCGGAGAAAGAGATTGCGGTAGGTGCCGTCAATCTGAAAAACGCCGCCATCGGTCTTTGAATAGAACCCGGCCGGCATGTCAGTACACCCCGTAGAGAATTGTCACGGCGTCAGGCGCCAAGGAGCTGTCGGTTTTTGGCGCGTAGCCGATCCGATTATTTGCGGCGTCGATGGTGATGGTCGGGCAGTAGCTGCCAAGCACCGACGACGGGCTCGTGATCGTCCACCAGATGGTGCCGGTGGCGAAGTCGGCATTGGTGATATAGCCGCTCGCCGTCGCGCCGATGTTGGCCGATCCGAGGATGCGCGAAAGCCGTGTGGCGGTGCCGAACACCGTGTGCGACGACGCGTCGTAGACCTCCAGCCCGCTTGGCATCACCACACCCCCATGCGCACGCGCAGCACGTTGTTTGCGTCGTACACGCGCAAGTTGCCGCCGCTCCACTCCAGCCGCTGCCCGCTGCCCGTGGGCGACACGATGGCGAACTTGTCCGCGACGAACACAATGTCGCCCTGCGTGCCGTCATTGGTCTGCACTACGCCCGTGACGCGGCCGTTGACGTCAAGCATCATCGTCGCTTGTGCGTACGCGCCGCTCGGGCCGACATTGGCGGTGAGGGCTTGGGTGATCTTTGCCGCTTGTGCAACAGGCCCCGTGCCGAAGCGAGTTACAGTAACGTCATCTACTGACCACGTCCCGGCATTCGTCAGGCCGACAGCCTGGATGCCGACGCGCACTCCCTCTGTACCGGCTGGCAACTGGTAGTCGAACTCGTAATATCCGTACGCGCCCGTTCCGGTCTTTGGAGACGATGCCGATGTGGCGCCGTATGAAATTTGGGAACCCGCCGAATCGAAACATCGCACGGTGAATCGGACAGTCCCATTGGGCAATGATCCCGTGGGTCGGAACCACGCGCCAATTTTCAGCGTCTCGTTCCCGGCGAACCCATGCGAGATGGCCGTAGACTCCACGGCGACAGTCGCGCCACCGGCCCCACCAACCATCCGCATCGCACGCGATCCGGTGCGTGGCACGCCGTTCCACGTGACAGATGCAGGTTGCGCAATAGCCGCCCAGTCGATCATGGGGTCGCCCTCGAACGACGGGTCCGCAATAGGCACGAAACTCATGTCCACAATTGCACTCACGGCCGTGATGGCCGTGGCATTGGCCGCATCCCCCGAAATGCGCGCCGACTCCTCGTCGTCCACGCGGCCAGACAGCGCGCCGTCCGCCGCTTGCAGCCCGGTCAGCGTCTGCGCCAGCGTCTGGTCGCCGTCGATCTTGACCGTTGCGCTGTTGAGGTTGAACGCGCTCTTGTCGACGTTGTGCGCGCCCAGCAAGGCGACGTCCGACGCCACGGCGCTGATGTCGTCGCCTTGCTGACTCACGGTGGCGTTGGTCGCCATGAGCGCGCTGGCATCGGCCTTCCCGGCGATCGCTGCCGCGTTCTCCGCGATGCTCTGCGACTGGGCCTCGATGTCGTCCTCGGCCTGCGTGATCTTGTTGTTGTTGACCGCCACATTGGCCGCCGTGGCCGCCACGGCTTCGCCAAGTGACGCGTAATTGCCGATGTACTCCCACCACGCATCCGTGGCGCCGGCCGGCTCGTGGCCGGTGTTGTCGGCTTGCAGCGAGCGGTACAGCTTGCCGCCGTACTGCACCAGGTCGCCGTCCGGGTATGTCGTGTCCACGTCCCACACGTCGGCCTGCATGATGTCGCCGAGCTGGCCCTGGAGCACCTGCACCTGCGCCAGCGTGGCGTCCACATCGTCGCGCAGCTGGTCGGCTTGGTCTTGGATCGGCTGGAACAGGTCATCGACGTTGCCGCCCACGGCGGACGCGTAGGCCGACCACGACCCGACATTGCCCGATTTGTCCACGAGTCGCACCCAGCCATAGCGCTGCTGCTGCGGCAGCAGGCCGGTGAGCGTGTACGTCGAGCCGGGGTAGGCGATGGCAGCCTGCGACGCGCCCTCCTCCATGGCGGACGTCTCGCTGACCCACAACTCGGTGTAGCTGGTGTCCTCGATGTTGACGCCCACCGGCCACGTCCAGGCAAACGCGATTTCCAGCTGCCCTCCCACTGCGGTGAGCAGCGGCGGCGGCGGCGGCGCGGTTTTGCCCGTGACGATCGTAGGCATGCTCAGCGCAGGTGCGGCGGTCGCCAGCGGGCCGATGGCAGTCACGCGCGCAACGTACGTGCCGGCGTAGACGTTCTGCACATCCACTGACGTGCCCGTCACGACACCTACCTGAGCCCACTGCCCCGAGTCCTTCTGCCATTCGACTTTGTAGCTCACGGCGCCCGGCGCAGCGTCCCACGCCACTGTCATCACGTTGGTCGCAGCGCCCTGCGTCAGCACGACAGTAGCGCTGATCGTGACGTTCGTGGCCGGCGGCTGCGTGGTGCCCGGCAGCCGCGTGATTGGCGGCGGCTGAATAATGTTGCCCGTGTCGATGCGGCCAAACTTGGCCGGGTCGTGCTTGACTCCGCTGATCGTAAACGCGATTTCCGCGTCGCTGTCGTCCTCGACCACGCTCACGACGGTGAATATCTGGCTGGCGAGCGTCGCCGTCTCGACAAGCCACACCGACTGCCCGACCGGCACGCCGTCGAATGCGGCCGATACGGTGAGCACGTTGTCGGCAACGCCGCTGATCGTGCGCTGCTGGACTACGCCACTGGGCAGTACGACGGTGAGCTTGTCGCCCTCGGCCACGCTGTCGGGCACTTTGTCGAGCGTGACGGTGGTGACGGTGGCCGACTTGATGCGGCCGCCCTGGCGCGCACCGGCACGATCCGGGTCCTGTACCTTGATGATGTCGCCCGGCGCGGATTCCAGGCTGTCCAGGCCCACCCGGAACGTCACCGAGTCGGTTTCGCTCTGGCTGGAATCCACCGCCCACTTGCCCTCCCGCCGGGCTTGCCCCTGCGACGTGCAGCCGATGGCGACAAAGGATGTCTCGATCACGCCGTAACGCGCGATGGCCTCCTGGTCCTCGTAGTATTCGACCTCTTGCTGGTACTGATTCGCCGGGTTGTTCCACGTCACCTGTGCGCACGTGTAGCGCGTCTTGCGCGGCGTCGATTCGTAGGTGAAGTGCGGCGCGCCGTCCCCGCCGAGGGTATTGGCCTTGGTGTATACCGCCGCCACGTCGCGCGGCATGTCAGCGGCAGTGACGATCTGGCCGCCGCCCCAGTAGGCGAGGCCGTGAAAAATGCTCGTCAGGTCGCTCAGTACCTTGTAGGCGTCCTCCCGCGACTGCAGGTAGAGGTTGCAAGCGTACCGCGGCTCAGTGCCGCCCTTGCCGTCGTCCACCATTTCGTCGCAGTACCGCGCAATCGCGTAGAGCGCCCACTTGTCGGTGAGCGATGGGTCGGCGACGTTGCCCAGGCCGAACCGGTCGTTCGTGATGATGTCGTAGAGCACCCACGCCGGATTATCGGTCCACGCCGGTTTGAACGTGCCGTCCCACACACCGGTATATCCCCGCGTGACGGGGTCGTAGTTGGCCGGCACGCGAACGATGCGCCCCCAGCACTCGTAGGCGCGCGAGGGGATGCTGTTGAACTGCGTGGCGTCACCCCGGATACCGACATGCGCGTAGTTGGGGTAGCGCAGCTTCACGTCGATGATCTGCGTGAAGCTGTAAACCCTCGTGGTGTCCGCGACGGTCGAACTGTTCGCGTTGGGCGTCAGGCGCCGCACACGCACGACCCAGCCCGAGCCGGCGGCCTTCGGCAAGTCAACCCGGTGGCTGCGCTGGTAGGTCGAGGTCGTCTTGCCGCTGAACGCTGAGGTGAGCACCGTCTGGAACGCGCCGCCATCTGTCGCCACGTCGATCGCGTAGCTGACGGCGTGTCCCGTCGTGTCGCCGTTAGACGTGTTGGTGCGCATCAGCCCGTCCACTTCGAGCGTGATGCGCACCGCTGACAGACTCAGGTTTTCCAGCGCCTGCGTCCAGGGCGCGCCGGCACGCAGTTCAGTGGCCACGCCGGTGTCACTCTCAACGCTGGAGAAACCCGGGATGTACTCCTGATCCTGCGTGCCAGCACGGAAATCGACGGTGACACCGGAGAAGTTATGCGTGCCGTCCGCGTTAACGACCGGCGTGCCGTTCAGGAACACTGATTGCAGGCCGTTGACCAGTCCGACAATCTCGCCCTCGGCAAGGCCGTCGTCGATGCGAAAGTAAGAGTTGGACCGCAGGCTGTCCGGCGCCTCAACCGGCGTGTGCTGCGAGCCGCCGCCCTTGGACCCGCAAAAGCCGTCAGCCATTACGCTAGCACCTCGTAGGGGTTGAGCTTCGTGCCAGCGCCTGGCGTGCCCGGCGTGACGGTGTTCGTCGCGGCCGAGTAGTCCTCGGCTTCCGAGCCGGCACTGAGCACCGCCGACCCGATGAGCATGCGCCCGTAGAGCAGCTGCTTCGGATTGCCCTGCGCGGTGGTATTAACCGGGCCGTTGAACACGTAGCTGGCCTGGTTGTTGGCGCTGTCAGCGTTCTTGCCAAGCTTGGCCACGGGGGAGAGCATCTGCACGATGCCGCCCGCGATCATGCCGATACCCGCCGACATGAGAGCGGGCGCTGCCGCCTGAAAGCCCGGTACGAAAGATAGGGCGATCAGGACAACGCCGACGATGACGCTCAGCACACCGGCTTTCTTCGACCCTGCCGGAATCGGCGTCAGCCGCACGACACCGCCAGCCGGCTCGCGAAGCTTGCCCGCCGCGATGTTCTCGTTGTCCGTGCCACGGAACACGGCAAACACGAGGCCAGCTTCACGGGCGTTGGCAAGAAACTGCCGGAAGCCGGGGATGACGGCGCACGCCGCACGCATCGCCTCGGCGGTGGTCTGCGTGCTCAGCTCGAAACGGTGCTTGCGGCCGAACCGCTTGCCGAGCACGCCGTCCAGCTGCAGGGTGGTGGTAGGGGCGCTCATAGTGCGCGACTCCGGTGGCGCCAGACGGAAACGGTGTTGTGTTGCCAGTAGCCGCCAAATAGCTCGACGCGGCTCAGCCGGCCGTACATGTGGTGCAACATCTTGCCGTCGCCGACGTAGACGGCTGCGTGGTTGGGCACCTGGTTTCGTGATCGAATCTGCATGAGGATCAGGTCGCCCGGTATCATGTCGGCCCAGTCGGCTACGCGGTGAGTGAAGCCCGCCGCCGCCAAGTTGTTGCGGTAAAGATCGCTCGTCCCGTCGTCCCACCACTCGTCTGCGCGGGGCGGATCAGGCATGTCAGTGAGATTTTGTTCGTGAACATACCAGTCGCGACAGAGGCTCCAACAGTCCTGAATTCCGTGCACGAACGGGCGGCCGACGTAAGGCACCGGCTCCGGCGTAATCACGCGCCAGTCGGACACCTCGCGGCCGTGCACCAGGCCCACGATCGTCCACGGCACCTCGGAGAGCCGGCACTGCACAACGTCGCGCGGACTCGGCTCGCTGGTGGCGTCCGGGTGCGAGTGGACGATGCCGACCACCTCGCCCTCGTCATGCACGCAGCGCATATCGGCGTCGGCGATAGCGAAATGATCCTCGGGCTTCTCGGCGACGTTGCGGCACGGGCGATACCAGCGCCGGCCGTCGCGTTCAAGCAACACGCCGCAACACTCGCGCGGGTACTCGGCGAGGGCGTGCTCGACAATGGCGGGATCGAGGTCGGTCATTTGATGAGCGTCGCACCTGGCGCGCCACCGAAGGGGAGTTCTGCGTCGGCGCCGAATCGCAGCTTGCAGCTCGATAGCCGGCCGCCGCATCGATCGAGCGCAAGGTTCGTTGTCGGCGTGTCGTCCAGCTGCGCCACGGCCGGCCCGGTGTAGCCGCAGTAAGGGCCGCGGTAGCCGCCACGCAGCAGCCAGCCGCAGGTATTGGCGATGATTGTCTGGCCGGGCAGTTGGGCGGTCTGGAAGTCCAAGGCGCTCGACAGCTCGAACGTCACCGAGACGTTCGTCTCGGCCGAGCGGCGTTCAATGATCCACATGTCCGGCGTCGCTTCCTGGGCGGGGTCGGCGGTAGGCTGGCCGTCCAGGTATTTCGCGAGCGTGCGGTGGCGGATCAGCTTTGCGCCCACCAGGTCTTGGTAGATGAGGCACAACGCGGTGATCCGCCCGTCCACGTTGGCCACGCTGAGCTTTGGCGTCGGCGGCTGGCCGCCCGTCACCTCGAAGCCGGTCGCGGTGATGCCCCACGGCTCGTAGGCGGTGCCCTGCCACGTGATCGTGCCGGCCATCTGGTAGCCGTGGAAGTAGAGCTTGCCGGCGCCCAGCGCGGACATGTCCAGCTCCCACAGCACGACCCACGCGCCGGGGGAGAGGGTTTGGAGGTCTGCGGTCAGCGTCACGGCACGAAATACTCGTCGAAGGTGCACTGCAGCTGGTACACGTCCTCGCCCTTCGAGGCGTCGCCGCCCTGGGGCGTGAGCACGTAGCCGGCGCACGTGTAGAGACCCCGCACGCCGAGCGGCGGGGTCCAGTAGAACGGGACGTAGCCGGGGTGCGCGCGAAGGAAGGCAAGGATCGGCGCGACCTTGGCGTTGTACCCGAGGAAGGTCAGCGGCCAGCTCTGCGATTCGGTGTTGAGGCCATCGGCTACCACCTGCTTGTACCCGTCGCCAAACTGATTGGAACGCACGCGGAACGTGCCGGCGCCGGCAGGCCCGACCAGCGGCGGCCAGTTGAACGTGTCGGTCATGCCGTCACCCGTCGGAAGTTGTTGTAGATGAAGCCGCCGGGCTGCGACATGCGCAGCACCTCGGATTGCACGACGGCCTTGAGCTGCTTCATGACGGCCGAGCCGGCCGCGTTCTTGGCGTCGTCGGTCATGGAGCTGGTCGCGCCACCGTCCGAGGCGATGTTGATCACGCTGGAATAGTTGAGCGTGACCGGGCCGCCTGCGCCGCCGCCGGCCGACTCCGACCCGTTGCTGACCATGCCGCCGCGTGCGCCGGTCATCAGGTAGGTCTTGCCGCCTTCCGAATACAGCTCCGGGTGGCCGTTCTCGGCGACCCGGTAGAGCGAGTTCGGCGACGTCGGGCCGCCGCTGGCACGGCCGCCTACCTGCGACACAAAGTTGATCGACCCCCCGGACGAATCCGTGCCGACGCTGCCGAACGTGTTGGAGCCGCCCGCGCCATACGACCCCGCGACCGCGCCCACGATGGCCTGCAGCGCCTGGCTGGCGGCGACGCGCATTGCGATGCGCGCCAGGTCGGACAGCACCGATACCGCAAACGACCGGAAGTTGAGCTTGCCTGTCGTGACGAAACTGACCAGCGAATCCTCCATCGCGCTGAACGCACTGGCGGTGGCTTCTTTCACCGAGCCGGCGACGTTGATCGCCTTGTCGTTGTAGTCCTCCAGCGCCGCCGAGACGCCAAGCATCCAGTCGCCCTGCTCGCGCGCCAAATCCGCGTAATACTGGCGCTGAGCCGCGGTGGCCTGCGCCTGCGCCAGTATGATCTTGCCGAGCGCGGCGGCGTGGTCCTCGTCGAGCACCGACTGCACCTGCGCGAGGCTGCCGGTCACCGTCGCGGTCGCGACTTTCTGCTGGTAGTCCTTGTCCTCGGCGTCACGCATCTTGGCGTAGGCGTCTGCCAGCGCTTCGAGCGCCTGCTGCTGGCTGTTCCACACGTCACCATGCCCGATGCCTTCAAGCGACCGAGCGTTCGTCTGAGCCCGCCGCCGAGCCTCCTCGCCCAGCTCGCGCTGCAGGTCCGCCAGACGCTTCGCCCCCGTGACCGCAGCCTGCTGCACGGCGACTTCGTCGGTCAGCACCACGATACGACGCTGCCGGGCCAGCGCGTCGGCCTGCTGCGCCGCGCTCAGCTTGCGGAACTCGCTGCTGCCGCCGGCCAACATCTCGTTGAGCGTGCGCTGTGCCGAACTGAACTTGGCCGTGCCGGCGAGCTGCTCCTGCAACCCCTGCAGCTGCCCGTTCTGGCTGTGGGTGAGGTCGGCGTTCGCTTCGGCCTGCGCCCTGGCAGCTGCTGCCGCTTCCGTCGCTGCTTTCTTCGCCGCGTCCGCCGCGTCTTTCTGGCGTGCCGCCGCCAATGCCGGCTGAGCCTCGGCCGTCGCATCGGCGATCTGCTTCGCGGTGTCCGCCGCGGTGAGGCCGCTTTTCTTGATGCCCGCAACCACCTGGTCGAGGACGTACTGCATCTTGTCGACGTTATTCTTGCCCTCGGTGGCCGCCGCCTTGGTCAGCGCGTCCGCCTGCGCCTTCATCTCGGAGAGGCCGCTCTGCACCTTCGCGCGGATCGCCTCGACGTTCTTCACGCCAGCGTCGAAGTCGGCATTCATGCCGCCGAGAATGTCCTTCAACGACGCGCCGGCCTTGAGCCGGTCCAGTGCGCCGCGCAACGCGTCCACCTGCGGCACCATGCTGCTGCCGATCTTCGTGCTCAGCGAGCCGAGCACGTCCTCGGTCGGGCCGACCTGCGCCTGCAGGTCGGCGATCGCCTGCGTGACAAGGGCGAGTTTGTCGCGCGCCTGCGATGCGACCGCCGCGCCGAACGCGCCGCTGCCCAGGCCGCCACTGGTGTTGGCCGCGGCGATCGTCTTGCGCAGTTCTTCCGCCTGGCTCTGCAGGCCAGCCAGTTGGGCCTTCTGCTTGGCCAGCTGGTCGCCGCCACTCTTGAACACGTCGAGCGATTGCGTCAGCGTCTGCGAGTTGTGCAGCGTACCGTAGGCTTCCGCTGTCGCGAGCAGCTGCTGGCGCAAGTCCTGCAGCGACTTGACCTGATCGTCGGTCTGCTTCTGGAACTCCTCGGCCTGCTTCCGTAGCGAGTAGATGGCGTAGCCGACCGCGCCGATGCCGGCGATGGCCAGCCCCCATGGGCCGCCGACGAGGCCCATCGCAAAGGTGCCGAAGCTCTTGGCCGCACCGGCAAACACCGAAGCGAGGCCCGTCGCCGCGACGCGCTCCTGCGCCACGACCAGTGCGTTCTCCGCCACCGTGGCGGCTTCCGTGGCCGTGATGGTGGCGGCACGCAAGCTGGCGGTGCGAGCCTCCGCGGCGCCGACGGCGTTAGACGCCGCGATAGCGCTCGTGCGGGCCTTGGCCAGCTGCGCCTCGGCGACGGCCAGCGCCTCGGCGGCGACCGTTTCCTGCTCGGTCAGCGTGACGGCGCCCATCTGCGCCTTGACCTTCACGCCCAGCGCCTCGTTGAGCGCCGTCAGCGTCTTGACGCGGGTCACCTCGGCTACCGCCGCGTCGCGGATTGCCGCGGCCTCGAATGCCTGCTGCTGGGCATCCGCCAGGGCGGCCTTGGCGCTATCCAGCGTGACCACGTTGAGCAGCGCCGCCTGCTCGGCACGCAACGCGGCCTCTTTCGTGCTCGTCGCCAGCGCGGCGGCGTAGTCACGCTCTGCGGCTGCGGCCATCTGCGGGCCGGTGATGTTCTGCTGGTTGTAGCTCACCGCCCGGCCCGCGCCGGACTGCAGCGCCGAGCCCGTAACGCGGGCCAGGCCCAGCCCGGCAATGACGCCGAGCGTGGTGGCGACGTGATCGAGGTTCGACGCTAACAATTTCGCGCCTTCCGTGGCCGCGTCGGTGAACAGGCCGTCGGACATCTCGGTCTTGAGGTCGAACCACGCAGTCTGCACGCGGTTGAGCTGGGCGTTCAGGCCCTCGGCCGCCTGCTCGACGCCTCGGCCGGATTCGCTGATCGCCTGCACCAACGCCGGCAGGAAACGGGACGTGGTGAGCGCGCCGGCCTGCAGCAGCTGGTCGAACGACTTGCCGGCCAGGTCCGTGCCCTTCGTCATCTCCATGACCGCGTTCTGGAACCGCTGCGCCGCGCCAGGGATGGCCTGGCCCAGCTGCAGCCGCAACTCCTGCGCCTGAATCTTGCCCTTGGCGAACATCTGTTCCAGTGCGAGCAGCGCGCGGTTCGACTGGTCAGTGCTGAGATGCAGCGTGGTCGATGCGCGGGCGTAGGCGTCGAACAGCTCCATCTGGTCCGACATGGACACGCCGGCTGCGGTTGCCGACGCGCTCAGGTTCGCAAAGCCTTGCGCCGCGGTGGGCAGCACCAGGCCCAGGCGCTGCGACTCCTCGCGCAGGAAGCCAAAAGCCTGCTGGGCCTGCGCGCCAGAGCCGGTCGCGGCGATCAACGTGTAATCGATCGCCTGCAGCTGCTTCTGCGCGTCGATTAGCGATGCGACGCCTTCCTTGACGAGGTAGAAGCTGCCGAACGTCTCGGCGGCACGCTTCATCTGCAGCAGTACGCTGGCGGTCTGCTGAGCCTGCTTGCTGATCGACCCGAGCGACGCGTTCGCCTGATTGGCCGCCTGCACCATGCCCTGCCGGAAGGCCGCCGAGTCCAGCCGCATCACGGTGTCGAGGGTGGCAACGGTGCTCATGCGTCATTCCTTCCCGTTGAACTTGGCGAAAATATCTTTCAGGCGTTGCGTCTCGGCGGCCTGCTTTTCCTCAGCGGTGACCGGCTCGGCCTCGATCCGTACGTACGCCTCAACCTCCGCCAGCTCCCGCGACGTCAGCTGTTGCAGCATCAGCCGCGGGTGGGCGTAATTCAGGCGCCAGGCGAGGGCAAACTGGTTTCGCCGGTCCCACCGGCTGCGGAGTTTTTTTCCGCCTCCTGCTGGGCCTTCGGCGTCAGCACGTTCAGCGCATCGACCCTGGCGAACAGCTTGTCGATGGCGCTGACCGACTTGGCGCCGAGCGCGGCAAGGTCATCCTGCGTGAACACCGGGTTGCCGTCGTCGCCCACGATGGACAGCGCCAGCACGCCGTGGCGGAATTCACGCATGTCCACGACGCCGGACTTGAATGCGCGGTCGTTCCATTCCAGCCGCTGCTCGGCGGTCAGTTCGCGGATGCGGACGATACCGCCCCACTCGGGCATGTCGACGTCCTCGGTCTTGAGGTCGTCGACAGCGAGAATCTGTTGCTTGGTCAAGAGGGTCATGGACTTCACTCACGTGGGAAAAAGCCCGGCAGCGTGACGCTGCCGGGAACGGGGGATGCTTAGGGCGTCGGCGCGCCCGTGCCGCTCCACACCTGCGCGCCGGACGGCCGGATCGAGGCGGTAAACATCATCACCGCATCCACGCTGCCAGTAACGCCGAACTTCTTGATCGTGGCCTGGTACTCCAAGATCGAGCCATCCGAGTAGGTGTTGCGGAACAGGAACAGGCTGGCCGCCGCCACGTTGTCGCGGATCAGGTTCTGCCCCGCATTGGCGGCGACGCGTTGGCCGGTCAGGGTGATGGCGCTCGAATCGGCCAGGCCGGCGATGTATTCCTTCGCCGCGCTGGCGAGGTTGGTCGCGTCCAGGTCCGATGCGGTCTGTGACGGATCGGGAATGTCCGTCACTTGGCCAACTTCGATATAGACCGGATCGCCCTCCCCGGTCGGCTGCGGGGCAATTTCGAGCTTGAAGCCCTGGGTGGAGACTGCTTCGTTCGGCATGATCGTTTACTCCGGTGGTTGCTCAGGAAGTCCACGCAGACACGTCGAAGCCCACTCGATGCAGCTTCGTGTCCGCGTCGAAGTCGTCGGGGATGCCCGTGACGGCGCCGACGACCAATGCAGTGCGCAGCGCCGACTCCGCCTGATCGGCAAGCGAACGCGCCTCGGCCCACGTGTCCGCCCACGCCTCGATCTGCGTGCGGATGCGCTGCGGGCCGGCGCCGGAGAGGTGGCCGTTATCCACGTCAACGACGCGGGTAAACGTAAGACGCGGGCGTTGCGCCGGACTAGCGGACCCGCGGGGGTAAGTCGGGGCGATCGGCGAGCACGCAGACATGATCGACTGTTCGAGCGTCATGTCGGCCGCTTCCAGGTGTTGGCCAAATCCGACCCGATCGACTCGGTGAGAGTGTGCACCACCTCCTGCGCTTTACCCTCGGCTGCCGGACGGAGGAACGGAAACGGCCGCGAACGCACCGTGCCGTACTCGACGAAACCGGCGTAGAACGCCTGACGCGTCACATCGACGCTGAACGTGATCGTGTCACCCTTGATGCCCCGGTCACGTGTACGCAGGGAACGCGAGAGCAGGCCGGTGATCTTGTTCGGGTAGTCCGGGTGCCCGGCCTTGACGAGCCGACGCGCTTCCCTGAGCACGACGTTCGTGCCCTTACGCAATGCCTTGCGGCCGATGGCGCGCGCCTGCTTCGTGCCCAAGTCGAGCAACTTCTGCTCATAGGCCGCAAGGTTCGGCGCCTCGAAGGTGAAGTCAGCCATTGGACGCTCCGATTCGCGCGACCAGTGACATCTCGTCCATCGCGTTGGCCGGGCGCACCGCCACCAGGTCGTAGACCACGCTGTTCTCGTCCACCACGCGCCAGTCGGGCGTCAGGCCGGGGTACGGGTACATCTCGATCAGGTAGTAGTCCGACGCGACCAGCGAGCCGGCAGCCAACGTCTCGTGCGCCGACTGGGCGGCTGATGCCGACGCAGGTGCCACCGACGCCCACACCTTGTCCGCCTCGACAAAACCCTTGGTCGGCTCGTTAAACTCGTTGACGCCCTCGGGGCGCTGCAACGAGACGAGGTGGCGATACTTACCGGCAGCCGTGGCCACGTCAGGCTCCCATCCGCACGCGAAACGGCGCGAGCAAGTTCACCGCGCCCAGCGGAATCTCGGGGAGGTCGCCGGCTGCCATGCTCTCGCGGTTGGCATACCAGCCGGCGACCAGCAACTGCACGGCCTGCACCATCGCCGGCTGCAGCGTCGTACCGCGCGCGGCCATGCGATACGCCTCCAGGGCGTCGTTCCAGTCGTCGGATGCCTTGGTCAGTGCAATTTCGCGCAGCGGTCCGACCTCCATCGCGTGTGCGGCGTCCGTCGCAGCGCCGAACGCGGCATAGGCGCCTTCCACAGCGGTTTGCGCCGACTCAACCGCATCCATCAGCGCCTGGCTGTCGGCGTACACGTTCCGGTTGAGGAACAGCACCATCTTCTGCTCGGCCGCGTCGATATACGACTGCAACAAGGTGTCCTCGGCCGCGCTGGTCACGCGGCTTTGGGCTTTCGCCTGTTCGAGCGTGACAAGGCTCACCGCTTGCGGCCCTTAAGCGACAGCGTGCGGCTTGCGGCCGGCGTGCGGCTTGCGGCCGGTGCACGAGGCGCAACGACACGATCAGCGAGGTGGTCGGCTTCAAGGTCGAGCGCGTGCGACAGGTTCGTGTCGAACTCGTCGCCCGGACGCTTGTCGCCAAAATGCTTGAGTGCGCGGACGCGCATGATCGACTCCGGGAGAGAGGAATGCCGAGGCGGGGGGATGACGGGCGCGACGTAGACCACGTCGCGCCCGCGGCGGGTCAGGTTTCGCTGGTATCGTCGTCGTCAGCCGAGAAGCTGCCGAAAACAAACGCCTCGGGGCGGTACACGGCCAGGGCCAGGCGCTCCTCGCAACGAATCGAGATCATGTTCTTCTCGAAGTCGTCCGCGTTCTCGGTCGAGATGAGGATGTTCGCCTCCTCGCGATCGAAAATCTGCGCGCCGGCCTTGAACGCGCCGGTCAGGAACTTGCCGAGCAGCGCCGAGCTTTCGGTGGCGACCACCGGCAGACCCCACAGGCGTGGCGCGGCGCTACCCTGCGGATCGCCGATGATGTAACGACCCAGGGTGTCCTTCGCCAGCTCGATACCCGCCCAATCGGAATAGTGCAGGACGTGGCCCGTCGCCGGCAGGCGAGCGAGCTGCGACTGCAGCATGGCCAGGCGCAGCGTGTCGATGGCGGTCGCCGCCGCCGGCAGCGTAATCGGTGCCTCGTAGGCGGACGCCTGCGGCAGGATGCCCTTGAGGTTCACGCCGGTGCCGTCGCCGGTGAGAATCTGCGCTTCCTCGACCTGCTTGAGGCCGATGGTCATTTCCGACTCGATCAGCGACTGCAGCTGCGACATGTCGTCCAGAATCTGCTTGGACGCTTTGAACATGTGCGCGATGGTGCTCACCGCGGTGATCTTGGACGAGTAGGTCAGGTTGCTGTACGGCTTGGTGGTATTCTCGGCCACCGGCGCGGCGTTGTTGGTGAAGCCGGTCACCTGCACCCAGAAGATCGCCGGGGCCGTAGTGCGACCGCCGGAAATCAGGTCACGCACGAACAGGCGCGGACGCAACAGCGGCAGGATGCCGGGACGCTGCTCCGGGCCAGGCACGCTCGGGCCGGTGATGGTCGGCGACGTCATGGCGGCGCGCGGCACCGGCACGGAGACGCGACGGTTGCCCTGCACGCTGGCAGCGAACGCCTTCACGCTCTCGTCGTCGACGAACATCTTCGCTGCGTTCTGCGGCGCCGGGCCGCGGCCACCGTTGGCCTTGAAATCGTCGATCAGCTTCTCGGCGTTGTCGATGACACCGCGCAACTCCTCCTGCGCGGCCATCAGGGTGTTGTGCTCCAACGCGAGCTTGTCCACGGAGTCCTTCATGGAGGCGGACAGGTCGCCCGACTGCTTGGCGGCCTTGAGGGCTTCGTCGGCTTTCTTGGCGAACGCGTCGCCGCTCTCGTTGAGCTTGCGGGTGACTTCGGCCAACAGCTCGTCTACGGTCATGGCCATAGTGGCGCACTCCTACTGAGGAAAGAGGATGGGTTCTCTGTTTCTCAGCAGCGCATGGCCATGCTGTTTGTTGCGGGGCGGCAGCACGCGGCTATGCCGCCCGTCTCGTTGCAATCAGTGAACCGTCGGCTGACGGCCCGCCGCGGCGAGCATCTTCTCGATGGCTGCCATGTCGGTCAGGACCAGCGGCGCGGGCGGTTCGCCTTCGCGCAGCGTGTCCTTCACGTTCTGAATGAGAGCACGGCGCTCCGAGCGTGACAATCCCTTTTCTGCGAGCAGGCGATCGGCCTTGCGCGCCGAGGCGGTTGCGCCGTCATTGGCTTCGTTCGACTCGCCGATCAGGTCGCTGTCCAGGAGGCCGTTGGCCAGGCCCAGCTCGATCGCCCGCTCGCCGCCGATCCACGTCTCCGCGTCCATCAGCGAGGCGAAGTCCGCCTTCGCGCCGCCGGACTTGACGGAATAGACCGAGGCAATCACGTCGTCGAACGGCTCCATCGTGGCGGCGGCGTCGGTCATATCGTGGCGGTTGCCGGCGACGACAGTCCAGGCGTTGTGCACCATCAGGAACCCGGTGCGCGCCACATTCAGCGAATTGCCTGCCATCGCGATGACGGACGAGATGGACGCAGCGAGGCCGATGACATTGATGGCCACGTTGCCGCTGTACTCGCGCAACTGGTTGTATATCGCCAGCCCCTCGAACACCTCGCCACCAGGGCTGTTGATGTTGACCGTGACGTCACGGCCGTTGAGCGAACGCAGGATGCCGGCGACGCGGCCGGCCGTCATGCCCTCGCCGGTCCGCGGATCGAGACCGATCTGCTCGTAGATGTTGAGGGCGGCGCCGCTCTGCTCCGCGTTGCGCAGGACCAGCGAGCTATTCCACCGAGCCATCACCGCTGCCGGAATCTCCGGCACCAGCGCTTTGAGGTTCCGCGGCCGGATCGGCGCCTTGGGGAGGTTGGTTTGCATTGGCTGGCTCCTCGCCGAGCTTGTCGATGGGGATGAGGTTGCTCTGGACGGTGTAGACGTCGCCGCCTTCCGGCAGCGGTGGCATGTTTTCCAGCTTGGCCACGGTGTTTCGGTTCATCCAACCGTTCTGCAACGCCGACGCGTACAGCTCCATGCGTCCCTTCGTGTCTGCGCGCAGCAGCCCCGCCGTGGTGGCCTCGAAGTAGTAGATGCGCCGCTCGGCCGGCGACAGCAGCGAGCGTGCAAGCTCGGTCTGGATCGTGGTGATGATCGGGCTGAGGCAGTTGGTGAGGAACACCCGGTTCTGCACCTCGGTGCTCGACGCCCAACTCGACGACTTGTCCATATGACCGATCATGAACGGCGGCACGGACCAGAACCGGGCCACCTCCTCGACGCTGTAGCCGCGCGTTTGCAGCATCTGCGCCGTCTCGGGGCTGAGCGTGACCCCCTGATACTTGAGGCCCGCTTCCAGCACCATGAGCTTGCCGGCGTTCTTGGAGCCGGCAAACGTGGCCAGGTTCTTGCGGATTTCCTCGCGCTGCTTCTCGGTGAACGTGCCGCCGCCGGGCGCCGTCGAGTCGGCCGTCAGGAAGCCGGAATTCTGCATGCCCTGCGCGAACACCTTGGCCGCCTGCTCGTTGACCGCCAGCGCGGCGCCCAGCACCTCACGCCCGTGGTACAGCGCGTCCAGACCCATCGCGTCGTCGAGGCCGAAGCCGCGCAGGTGAATGAGGTTTTTCGGATCGATGAGTCGCTGGTCGCCCGTATACGGGTCGGTGTAGCGGTATTCGAGTGGGCCGCGGTTGGCGATGCGGCGCGTCATCATGTTCTGCGGAATACAGAAATCGAGGCGGTTCACCTTGCCCGTCAGCGAGCCGCGGCCAATCTCGATATAGGCGTTGTTCCGCATCATCAGGCTGACGACGATCAGCTGGATGAACCGCTGCATCGTCATGTCCGGGTTCGGCTGGTCTTCGATCAGCCAGAACAGTGGATGGTTGCTCGCCGGGGTGCGCGAGCCTTCCGCGTCTTTCTGGTACATGCCCCACGGTAGGCCGCCGATCGCCTCGGAGACGACTTTGAAGCAAGCCCAGGCGGCGGACAGCGTGAGCACGTTGCGCACGGAGACGTTCTGCCCCGAATGGCTGTGCGCGCCGAAAATGTCCTCGATCGCCCGGCCGTTGCGCAGCGAGATGGGCACGCCGTTCCAGTCGACGATCGCATTCTTGACCCGGGTGAGCGCCGCGCGCAGGCCCATTACACGCCCACCATGATCGGAGAGGCGCAGAAGCCGTCGAGGTCGCCCTTCAAGGTTTCGGTGTTCATGCACACTCCCATCGCCATGCACAGCGCCACAAACGGGTCGATCTTGTTCTCCGGCCGTTCCTTCGTCGGGAACACGTTGTCCTTGCGGTCCACCTTCGCCGTCACATTGGACACGGCCCACTCCATGACGGGATCACCGTCGTGCAGGATCTGGCCGTTCAACGTCAGCGCCTCGATCTGCTTCATCGGCTCGCTGAAATTGAGCACCGTCGGGCCGTACTCCACGACCGGCAATCCCTCGTCCTGCAACGCCGTCGTGAGCATCGTCGCGTTGTGCGGATCGAAGGCGATCGCCTCCACGTCCAGCACCTTGCATAGCTCGATCACGTCGTCGCGAATCTGGAAGTAGTCGGTCTGGTTACCTTCCGTGACGCGGAGCCTACCGAGGGCTTCGTACTCGCGGTAGTGCTGATTTTCGGGGGCGTCAACGGTGAACCGCGGCAGGTAGTACCGGCCGAAACGGACATATTTGCCGGCGTCCCGCGGCAGCAAAATCTCCACTGCGGCCAGGTCGATCTTGCTGGCCAGGTCCAGGCCGATGAACGCCCGGCTGCCGTGGAACTGCTCGAAGCGGAGCAACGGATTGGCCGCGGCGCGCCACTTCTGCAGGTTCATGAAGGCGTCGCGCGCCTGCACCCAAATGTTGAGGTGCTTGATCTTGAAATGGCCCTGCTTGCGCGTGTTGTTGATCGCCTCGCGCTGCTGGGCCTGCAGGAACTCCGCGCTGACGCTGACGCCATAGTTCGGGTTGGCCTTGCGCAACGCCGTGTCGGACGTCCAATCATCGTCCTTGTCCGGGGCGAAGATCAGCGCGAACACCTGCTCGTCCGTGGTCACGCCTTGCAGGATTTTCAGGCATTCCAGCCAGTCGGCGCGGCACGGGCCGGCAATGTTGTCGCCCGCGGTGGACACAACGATGCTGAGCGGCTGGTCGCGGGCGCCCATGCCCGTCTCCATCGTCGCCAGCTGCTCGTCCGTCTCGTGCTCGTGGTATTCGTCGGTGATCGAGCAATGCGGGCTGGAACCGTCGCCAGGCTTGCCGATGATCGGCTCGAACTTGGCCATCGTGCCCGTGCGCACCAGCGATTTCGCATTGATCTGCACGCCGTAGTGCTCGGTGAAAGCCGGCGTCAGCGTGGCCATCTGCTTCGCCGGGCCGAACACCTCCCACGCCTGCTTCTCGTTCGTGGCGCCGGAGAACACCTCGGCGCCCGGCTCGCCGTCGGCAGTGAGCATGTAGAGGCCGATCGGCGCGACCATGAGCGACTTGCCGTTCTTCCGGGCGACGTAGCCGCGCGCCTTGCGGAAGCGCCGAAAGCCCGTCTCGCGATGTACCCAGCCGAAGATCGAGCAGTACCAGAACGCCTGCCACGGCTGCATCTCGAATAGCTCTTTCTTCGCCGCCCATCGGCCCTTGACGTGGGGGAAGCGGCTGGCGAAGCGCGCAGCGCGCTCGGCCAGGTCCAGGTCGAACACGTAGGGGAACGTGTCGGTGTCCTCGGCCTTGAGGTCGCGGTGGTGGCGCTCGCACGCCAGTCGCACCGCCTCGCCTTCGAGCCGCTTGCCGCTCACTACGTCATCGGCGTACTTGAACGCGGCGTAGCAGTGCGGATACAGCTCGCGGTCAATCGTCGAAAACATTGCCGGTGTCACGCTTCGGGATGGTCACGTTGGCGGCGTCGGCGGGCGACAGACCCAGCCGGCCCAGCACGGAGCGGAAAGCCGTCGCGTCGGCGGCTTTCACGACGGACGGTATCCCCTCGATGTCGGCCAGGACCGACAGGTTGTGGATGTCCCGGTATAGTCGGGCCGCCTCCTCCACCATCAGCCGGTCGCGCCGACGCAACACGCCTGGAGGCGCGATCGACACGATGTAGTCCCACGCTTCCTTGCTCGTGATGATGCGCAGCTCGGGCGCGTCGCCCAGCGGCTCGTCGTCGCGCACAGCACCCTCCACGCGCGCTTCGTACCGCCCGCGGTTGTGGGCGTGGCGACCGCGTAGGTCGATGACGTCGGCAGGGAGCTTGGCGCGGGGCACGGTCAGTCTCGGATTAAGCGACGGTGGCCGAACCCACCATCCTCTGTTGCGGTCTTTTTTGAGTGGCATGGGCCGCACAAGGCTTGCCAGTTCTCGGAATTCCAGAACTTGCGCATATCGCCGCGGTGCGGGTCGATGTGGTCAACGTCGGTGGCCGCTGTCGTGCGGCCCTCAGCAAGGCAGTGCACGCAGAGCGGGTGGCGCGCGAGAAAGCCGAGCCGCGCCTGCTGCCACTTGAAGCCGTAGCCGCGCGCGTGCGCCGAAAGCCGAGGAGCAGGCTTGCGGCTGGCATCACGCGCGCCATCAACTCGACGGGGGGCGAATCGGGGCGGCCGGCTGGGCATCACGTTCGGCTCGAAGGATGGCCTGCAGCGCCGTCACTTGGGCGCTGAGCTGGCGCTCGCGGGCGTCGGCGGCGTCACCTGCGCGAACAGCAGCGACCGAATCAGCGAGCCGCTGCGTAGCGGCGGCGGCGGCGGCTGCATCAGCTGCACGGGCACGAGCTGTAGTTGCGGGCACGTCACCGGCGGCGCGGGGCGCGGGGCAGTCGTTGCGCAGGCGCAGAGTGCCAGCGGCAAGAGCAGCAGGAAGGTCGAACGGAGTGGGCGCATGAGCGGTGGCCTGCAGGTAGCCGGTCGCGATGCCGGCGAAGGTGGCGGACTGCCGGCGCTCGACGGCACGCGCCGACTCGCTGGCGCGCAGCGCGGCAGCGGCCTGCTCGGCGGTGGCCACATCCCAGCGGGCTTGCACGGCCGCGGCGCCGATGGCCCGCTCGTGCCGGGCGAACCAGGTGAGGCATCCGGCCAGGGCGACCAGCAGCAGGCCGGCGATGCCCAGCTTGACGGATAGGCTCATGACGCGAATACCTCGACTTTGCCGCGTTTGGTGCGCTGGATCACACGCTTGCCGTACTTGTGCGTCTGGATCGGGCCGTCTACGTATCGGACGATCCCACGCACGGTGTCGGCGTAGACGACGCGTTCCATCTCCACGCCGTTGCACAGCACGCGGCGCGGACCGCGGCCGTCTCCGGCGACGTGTACCCCGCGCAGGAACTCGCCGCTCACGTCGTCACCTCGGGCGGCACAGCGATGTGGTTTTCGCGCAGGATCGATTCGAGCTGGCGCACGCGGTCGCGCAGCTTGCTGCCGGCGGCTTTCTCGTCCTGCAGCTCGTCCCACAACTTGGCGTAGCGGGTTTCCAGCGACTCGACGCGTTCCAGCAGCGACTTGACTTGCGCCGCAGCTGCGTCCGTCACCGTCGAATCGGCCTTGTACGACGAGATTTCGGCGGCGCTCTGCGCCTGGTCGCGCTGCCGGGCGCGTCGATGGACGATCCACTGGCCGATCATGCCGGCGGCGCCGGTCAGCCAGCCGAGCCAGGCGGGCATGTCTGCCGCGGCGGTCACTGCGGGTTCGCTCATACGACCCCCAGGGCTTGCTTCGCGAGCGCCCAACGGCGACGGCGGTCAGCTTCGCCGTTACGTCCGCCGTTCACTCGCCGAGTGATGGTGTCGAAGTTGCCCACGTCGGCCAGCTCGTTCAGGCCGTGCTCGTCCCAGTACCACGCGGCGGACTGCGCAGCGAACGCGGGCTGTTCGAGCAGGCCCGGCGTGGTCACGCAGTCGATGCCTAGTGCGTCGCCGCACGCGACGTAGTTGGCTCGGCCGGTGATCTGGATCAGGCCGCGGCCGCGGTAGGCGTAGCCGTCGCCGGCATGCGTGTTGCCCAGGTCCGTGCGGCCCTCGTAGTGGGACTGGGCGGGCGTCGGCCCCCACACCTCGCGGGTGTAGGCGAAGCCGCCCGACTCGTGGCCCACCTGCGCCAGGAAAGCTGCCTGCCGGGCCGGCGTGTTCACGCCGAACTCCGCCATCGCAGCAGAAAGCAGCGCAGCCCAACGAGTCGCCACAGCAGGCGGCACGCCAGTGGCGCGCTGCATCTGTTCCGGCGTCACAGCTTTGCTCGCAATTCGGCCAGCGGCCGGAGGACGCGCGCCGCACGGTAGCCGAGCAGGCGCTTCGCTTCGGCCTCGGCGCGATCGATCAGCGCATGCAGCTCCGCCACGCCGCCGTTGGCCTGCTCCGACGGCGGGGGCGGCGTGGCGACTTCGGGCAGGGTCTCGTCGGCGAACATGGGCGACTCCGCGATGGGCATTCGCGGGGAATGAGACGGCACATTCGGCGATTCGACAAGTCCCTAATTTCGGGAGTGGTCACAGCGGTTGCAGCGGCGCCAGTGGCGGCAATTTTGGGCATTTTCCCGGCAATCCCCCGCGACCCCCTAAGGGACATTTTAAGGGTATCCGCTAAACCATTGAATCGTAACGTAAAAGCTTCCTTATATTTCTTATATTATTCTTTCTAGTAGTAGAAGTAGATACATACATAAGAAAGGAAAAGTAGTATTCCCGTTTCTTACACTACACGCCCTATAGACTCGGACTTGCGGGGGGAGGGGGGATTGCCCGCAAAACCGCATGGTTGAGCCATTCCCGCTACCCCCCGCATCTTATTCGTCGGGGAGTCCAAAATTCCGCTATTGACGCCCCTGTCATCAAGAGTATAAGATAGGAACTGCCCGCAAGCCGCGCCGTTGCGCCGTTTGCACGTCGGGCATATGCCCACTCAAAATTTTGGGGAGATTTATGATCGATTTTTGTACCGATTCTGAAAAATGGTCATGGTGGTGCTCGAAAATTTCAGGACTCAAAACTTTTGATTCTGAAACGCCCTGCATGCGTTGCCGGACGAAAATCCGGTATGTGAGCAGCTTAAATTGCGTCCACTGCCAACGAAAACGGAGCGCGGAGCAGTATCTGAAGGTTAAAACGGGCGTCCCGCGCCGCAAACGTAACGAGTTGTCCGTGTCTGCCGAGGCGGTACGCCGCCGGGCGGCTTACGTGCCGCGGCGCATGTGCCCTCACGGCCACATGGACCTGAAAAACAGTCGGCGCCGCGTCTGCATGACGTGCCTGGCAGAGGAACGCGTCCGCCACTGACCCGCCCCCGCCACTGCGCCGCAAAAAGCCCGCCGAAGCGGGCTTTTTGTTGTGCTTTGCACTGTTTTGGTGCACATCTTCAAGTGAGGATGCGCGAAAAAGAGTGCCCGAGCGGTCCATTTGAAATTTCATGGGAACTTTCGACCCGCCCTCCCCGTGCCGCACCAGGCGTACCAGGGCGGCGCCAGCCTGGCACGCACCGCAGTGAATCGCCGTGCATCGACCGCCGCGTGGTGCTGCACCAGCACCAGCACCAGCACCAGCACCAGCACCAGCACCAGCACCGCTGACCAGGCGCGACGCTGCGTGCCGCATCTAGCTGCAGCGGATCGCGATGGATCGATGGCGCGCACGTACCAGGCGCAGCGGCCACTGCGTGGCCACGCGTGCGCGCGTGCCACTAGAGAGCCGCGAGCTAAATGACAGGTGCGTCAATTACTGTACTCTGTCGTTTCGCTTTTCTTATTGACGCACCTGTCAATAACGGGCTAGCATTCGCTCAACACGCCGCACCAGGAACGCACGCCATGAATGCATTGTTTGACCTCCGCGCCGCCACGCTTGCCGCTCGCGCTGGCTCCCTCGTCATCGTCCGTGCCGTGCCGCGGAAAGGCCGCGCGCACGACGTCACGGACGTGACCGCACCCGTGCCACTGGCTGACGCAATCGCCGCGTTGCGCCGCTTTGCCCGCACCGGCGCGATCTAACGTCGCCGCGTTTTTCATCGCCCCCCTACTGACATAGGCGTCACTACAATGGCCAACATCTACGACCAGCACGACAAGGCTTTCGCGCGGGTGTCCGCGTACGTCATCGCCCGCGATGGCAAGCGCGTCGCAACCGTCGCGTTTAAGCGTCCGCCGGACGGCGCCGGACGGCTGCAAGTTTTCGTTCATTGGATCGGATCGGAAATGGTGCGCGGCTACGCGGGCGGTTGCGGCTACGACAAGCATTCGGCCGCGTGCGCGTGTGCCGCGCGTAGCGCCGGTGCGGTCGCATGGCCGGCGGCTTTCCGCGACGCGCTCGTGCGTGACGAGGGCGCGAGCTGGAACCGCGAGCTTGAGTGCGCCGGCTTTGCCGTGTGGAGCGCCTGCTAATGACCCGCCGCGACGCTCGCAACCGCTACCCCTTCCACGGCCTGCCCGCGCCTATCACGCGCGGCCCGGTCACCCGGTACAACCGCCGGTCGCTGCGCCATCGCGCCCGCGCATTCATCGCACGCATTCGCCGCGTGCTGGGAGTTTGACACCATGAGCCGCCCGACATTCGTCGAAGCATGCGCCCGGTACGGGCACCGTTTCACCCAGGACCACGTGCCCGCGTGGTCACGTCAGCCCTTCGCCGATGGCACCTTTCCCGCGCCGCAGTTCCGCAGCGACCGCGAATGGTACGAGCTGACCATTTTCCCCCGGCGAACCGGGCTATCTGTTCGGCAAGCGCGAAACGTGCTGCTACACCGGTTCGCCGACGTGGCCGCTTGGCGATCGTTTGCCCGCATCGTTCCGCATTGGAGTCTGAAATGAACGCAACTTTTGAGCTCGTCCAACCGCAGCCGCACGGCAAAACGCGCGTTTCGCGCGTGAGCGCTGAACGCGCGGCGGAGCTGCTGGCCGGGTACACGCGCGAGCCGGCCGACGCGCTGGCCCGTATGCGCGCGAATCCTTACGGCCTGCTTAGGTGCGAAGGCGGCACGCTCCGCTGGAATCCGTCCCCCGAAAACGAGAAACGCTGACATGGAAATGCTCGAAATCATCGCCCCGCGCAAGGTACGAATTAGCCGCGAGGGCATCGCGCTATTTAACGCGTACGGGTCTCGTAGCACGTTGCGCGCAAGCCGTGCCTACTGGTTCGAGTTCGACGTGAACCAGGAGCTCATTGATTCAGACGTGCCGCAATCGGATGAAGGCGACGCGGCCACGGCCTTGATGCTTGACGCCGCCGCGTGGCTTTTTGACGGCATCGTGCCGGGGTGGCTGCCGTGACCGCGCCCGACGTCCCGGCCCTACCGCCGCGCTGCGGTAGCTGGATCGTCACAAGCCCGGGCGGCCGCGTCGTGGAGCTGTTCGAGCCCGCCAACGTACGGACGGCCATACGCGCCGGCTGGCGCGCGGAAACGGCGCTTGACTATTTGGGCCGGGTCAACGCGGGGGCGCGCGGGAAAGCCTATCGATTCCGCTTGGTTCGTCTGGCGGGCCGCACCGTGGAGACACTGGACTATTTCGGCCCCCATGCATGCATTCCGCACGGTTGGGCGGTTACCCGGAGGTTGGCGCTATGACATACCGGCAAAGAGAAAGGCGCGCGGTTGAGCGCGACAAGCCGCACGGCGAGCCGGGACAGCTCAATGCCTACGTCTTGGACGCGGACAGCTACGTTACCGGCTACGGCGCGCATAACCGCATCGTGGCCGGCATCGTGCCTGGTAGCGTCTACGTGCGGGAGGATCGCCGGGGCCTGCCTGATTCGACGGAAGCGCAACGTTTGGCGGTTATGCGCGCGGAATGGCCGGGGATACGTGTCCGGCGGCGCACGCGTGAGGAATCCGCAGACGGCCGAACGATCTATTTCGAGTATGACCACCTACCGGACGGCACGACGCGCCGCCGTATCTGACTAAAGGACTGCACGCTATGAAAACTTTCCGGGTAGTGACCGCGGCCGGCACGGCTGACGCGCAACAGCTCGCCACGTTCGCGTACTACATCGGCGGCAAACAGTACCGCTTTGTGGTCACGCGCCTGCCGCTTTGCCCCGTCGTCGTCACGCACCGTGACAGCGGGCTGAAAGTGCGGGAAATCCCGCACGCCACCCAAGCCGCCTGTCCCGGCAACTACGTGGACGCCGCGCGATCCGTGCTAGATGCGCTGGTCGCTAAAGTGGGCGCTGATCGCGTGCGCCATGTGATCGACACCCGCGTGACCAAACCATGACCCCGCGCGAAGCCTGGCGCGCGAACTACCGCGCGCACCGGGCCGCGGCGGCACTTTGGCGCGCGATGGCGCGGGCGGGATATGACGGCCCGGCGCCATCGTTTGCCCGGGCCGTGCCCGACTGGCGGTCGTTTGATTCTTGCCGGGCCTGGCCGGACCGGCTCGCAGTCTACCCGCTGCGGGACCGACGGTCTCACGATTGCCGCATGCATGGCGGCCCGCAGCGCGGGCGGCTACCGTGAGACTCGGGCCGCGTCAGTCCGGCCCGCACGCGCCCGGTGCGTTCCGTTGTATCACGTGCGGCGCCTGGCAACCGCCGGCCGCACGCGTGCCGGGTCGACGCGCGCAATGCGAGCCGTGCCGGCGATACGTCTACCGCAGGAAACCGAAACGGTGAACGCCGACGCATTGCATTTGCTGGCCGTTAGTTCCGTCCGCCGGCTATGGCCGCAACGCCATGACCCCCGCGCAAGGCGAGCCGGTCACGCTCGCTGAGGCGGCCACGCGTGCAACGTGCGTGCTGCAATATCGCAAGGCGACAGCCGCGCGTGCCGCCGCGCCCTATTGCCATTCGTGGGTGGAAAGCGCCGACGGCTATACGTGGTGCGTCCGCGAGCCGTACCTGGATAAGCGCCGATGATTGCCGCCCCCCGCCAGCGCGCGGCGCAGCGCGGCGCAGCGTGGCGCAGCGTGGCCAGTAAGCCGGGGCGGCTAGTCGCGGTGCGCCACGGGCCGGGCGCCTGATTCGGGCATGGCGACCGATGACGCTGCCGCCGCGACTAGCCGCCCCCGCAACGCCGCGAAGGCTTCCGCGTCGATCCGGTAGATGAACCATGCGACCGCGCGGCCATGATCGAATACGGGATAGCCGGGCGCCTGACCGCCGTTCAACGGGCCGCCCGCGCCCCACTCGCCATAGGCGCCTACCTTGATTTGATCGTTCATCGTTTCACCAAACCCCAAATGTGCGTCGAGCCTCGACCGTTCGTCGCTTGACCAAACCCCAAATGTGCGTCGAGCCTCGACCGTTCGTCGCTTGACCAAATTCCAAATGTGCGTCGAGCCTTCAATGCGTCGCCTGCTGCGCGGAAGAATACGCCGCGGCGATCGCGGCCGGTGACGTCAGCGCGATCAGGTCGCCGCGGCGCTCGCTCACAAACAGGCGCGGCTTGGCCGCATCGGGCGACACGACGGTGTTCACGCGGCCGCCGGGGAGCGCCGGGTGCGTGATGTAGCCCAGGCTCTCCGCCAGCTCGCGGTAGCCGCTCGGATTGATGTGCGTGCGTGTGCCCTCGATCAGCCGCCGCAGGTAGTTGCTGCTCATCCATCCGCCGCGGAATCCGACGTCCTCCTGCGCGATCGCTTCGAGGATGTTCTGCTCGACGCTGCCGCGGCTTTCCTCGATCGCGCGCTCCTGGCTCGTCGTCTTGGGCTTGCGCGGGTGGCGGCTCGCGTCGAACTCGCGAGGGATGTCCCAGGTCCAGAGGAACTCTGCGACCATGGAGTAGCCGCTCGGCCGTCCGTCGTAGTCGCCCTGCCCTTTCGACCAGTCCACGTAGTCCTCGAAATACGCCTCGGTGAGGCCATCGCGGATCAGGTCGCCCGGTTCCTGCTGCGCGGTGAAGAACGGGGCAATGCGCCGATCGTGGCGATTCAGGCGCATGGCGTGAAGGTGGTTCGTGAAGAACATGAAATTGCCGCAAATCTCGCGCGTGCTGGAGTCGACGCCTTTCAACGTCACCTCCTGCTCGCTCGCGGTAATCATCTCTTTCAGCGTTTCGAGCACGTTGACGCGTTTCTCGGGGATGTACACCTCGTCCACGCTGTAGAAGGTGCGCCCCGCCATCCACGCGTTAAAATCGTTGTCGATGTTTTTTGCGCGTACCGTATGGCAGTAGTTCGCGCCGATGGCCTTCCGCACGTTCTGCGAAAGCATGCTTTTTCCGTTGCCCGTCGTGCCCTGCACCAGCGGCGCCCATTGGAACTTGATGCCCTGGCGCTGCACGCAGCTGGCCATGTAGCCGAGCAGGTACATGCGGTCCTTTTCGTCGGGCACCATCTTGGCCAGGTGCGCGAGGAACTTGTCCACGTTGCCTTTGCTGCGCACCACGGGCTGCGCTCGCCACGTGTTGACCAGGATGCGGCCGTACTCGCCAATCAGCTCGCCGGGCGCGCTACGCGGGCGGAACGCCGTCGAGTCGGCCGACGGGAAAGTCCACACCTGCGACTCGGTGAACGCCTCGAACGCCTTGCGTGAGGTGCGCGCGTTGCGGTTGTCCATCACGAACGTGCGGCCACCGTAGAGCACGTTGAAGCGCGACGAGTCGACCAGCACACCCGTGGGCAGCATGATCTTGTGTTCGTCGCGCACGTAGACGCAGCCGGCGAAGAAGTCGCGCTGCTCGGCCGGCGAGAGGAAGGTGTCCGTCTCGATGCGCGTCGCCTCGGTGAGAATCGGCGCGTCGGCGTCGCGCTTGAACGGCGATTCGCTGGGCGGCAAGTCCTGCAGGAACTTGGTCTGTTTCTCGCACGCGGCCCGGATCGATCGCGGCAGGTAGTCGTCACGCTGGTCCCATTTGTCGCGCACCAGGGCAGATTGCAGCGCCAGCCGGCGCATGCGCTCAGCATCGTTGCCCGTCCAGAACGCGAGATGCTGCAGCAGCGCCGCGTCGGCCACACTGGCGTTGTACGCGTCGCCCGCGCGGTCGGGCGGGTAGGCTTTGCCCAGGACGTCGGCGTTGGCCGTCCACAAGTCCGCGAAGGTGGCGCGGGTGTCGGCGCCAAACACCGCGCCGGCCGACTTGCTGCGCAGCATGCGCTCCAGCAGCGTCTCGTCGTCGGCCGGCCCGCGCCAGCCCTCGGCCGGGCCGGCGCTCCACCACTGCGGGTCCGCGGCCTGCGTGGCCGCGCGTGCCGGGAAGTGTCGCGTGAAGTACGCCACCGCCTCGGGTGGCGCGTAGGCGGCCGATCCGACGGCGCCCAGGCCCGTCAGGGCGATGAACCGATCCTCGGTGAAGAACTGGGCGTGCAGCGCGGTGCTGTCGCAGCTGTGCGCCAGCAGCGGGCCGCTACCGATGATGTGTAGGCCGTTGCACGACTGCGACACCTCCACCGCGGCACCAGCGAGCCGGGCGCATGCGTCGCGCGCAACGGCGTTCCAGCCGTCACCCTCGCGGCAGTCGTCGAGGTCCAGGAACCAGAACGGGTCGTTGCGGGTGAGCACGAAGCCGACGCCGTGAGTCGGCGCGCCGCCTAGCAGTGCCACCGCCACGGCGGCCTCGCCGAAGCCGACCCATATCGCAGCATCGTGGGCATTGTGGACACGGCTGGTGGCCGGGTTGATCGGTTTCTTGAGCGTCTTGCCGGGGTGTCCCGGCTTCGGTTCGAGCCGATAGACGATGAATTGGCGGAACGCGCCGAGCGGCGCAAGCGCGGGGGGCAACGATTGCATGGCAGCCTTCGGGGGTCACTCGAAGCCGCGAGCAATCTCCTGCAGCGCTGCAGCGCCCACTTTGCCCACCAGCTTCTCTTTGTTGAGAAACGCTTGCGCGATGATGCGCGTGTTCTTGCGTGCGACCGCCTCTTTGACGATCAAGCGCTCGAACGCCTTGGCCGTGCCAAAGTACGTGTTGATGAGGCTTCGCGAGATGCCCAAGTTGCGGGCAATCTCGCTCCGCGAGATGTGCTTGTAGCCGACTTTTTCGGCTTGCTTGATCGCCTCGTCCAGAATCCGCGCGCGGCTCTCGTCCGGGTGACGGCGGATGCGCGTTTTGGTTTCCATGTGCGTCGCCTTGGTAGCAGGAAAGACGCGCGCACCGTAAGCGACAATGACCGACCTGTCAATAGTGGTACGCTCACAACACCCCCTCTCGGTTGGCGATCAGCGCCCGGCCACCAAGGGACTCGACCAGCGCCGCCCACGCGAGCTGAGCCTTCTCACGGTCGGTGCCGGAGTAGCGCCACGTCGCTTCCTTCACCTCGACGGACAGAAACCGGCCGATGGTGGTGCCGACGTGTGCCTGCGTGACCACGACGGGCTGCACGCCGATCAGGTCACCGGACTTGATGACGCGGTTCATCCCGGCGGATTCGTTGGCCAGGCCATAACGCAGGAAGTTACCGTGGTCGTCGTAGGACGCGCCGACATTGTTGCGCCACAACCGCATGCCCTTGGCCGATGCCTCGACGCGTATCGCCGCCTGTATCGCCGCCTCGCTGCGACCGACCTTGGGCGACGCCGCGTCGCCCGCGCACAGCCGCGCCCGCAGATCGGCCAGGGCGGCGGGACGGACACCCCATGCGGCGGCCCACTCGTACAAAGCGTTCAT